ATTGCATTTATATAAGGATCATCAGCAAACTGTGAAACTTGATCTGAAACAACTGCATCTTTAGATGCATTAGAATCAGCGGTTGAATCTTCAACTTTTTCAATGTTTTGAAAAAAACGATGCTCTGGATCAAAGCCGGGACGATAACCTTCTTCAGGAGCAACAAGATCTGTACCTCTTATTTTGGCTTGTCTATTTCTTGCCATAGAGCTTCCTGTTGGAGAGCCAGCTCCACCAACACCACCTTTGCCAGCACCGCTAGGGCTAGTGTTGTATATCATTGATGCAGGGCCACCTTCACGCATGTTTACAACACCGCCGGCATTCATATCTATTGGGCCAGCAACGTCGGATAACCCTTGCAATGTTTGAGCATACTGAGTGGGGTCTATAGAAATAATGCCACCTTGACCATATGCGTATGGATTATACTTATTATCCATTTCTGGATAGTCTTCTCTTATCTGACCAAAGCTTCTTTCCATTAAGTCTCTAGAATATTGCTCTTCTGCGGCTTTCTCTTCTTCCATCCGCCTACCTTCAGCATCCATAGCGTCTTGATAATCAAGCTCTGCTCTTTGACTTGCTCCAAGAGCTAACGGCAAAAAAGCTTCTGGCTTTGTTATCTCGCTAACACCAGCTTTAAATCCTTTAGGATCAAACACATCGCCTAAAGACTTATAACCCTCTGTACCTGAACCAGCAGCAATACGAGCTTGCTGAAGAGCGCCTTCAGCATCAGTTATTTTTCCAACACCAGAACTAAAAGAAGGGCCATAATCACCGCCAACACTGTAACCTTTTGTCAAACTATCTCTAATGCCTTCTTGTTGCGCCAAAGCAGTAAGCTGGTTATCAGTTAAATTAGTTCCTGCTTCTTTAAGGCTCTCAAGACTACCTATAGCTTTTTCAGCACCAGCAAGGTCAGTTGTAAGCCCTTCAATATTTTCAGTAGCAGTTCCTATACCTTTATCTACCGCATCAGTTGCAGCGCCTAATGCTTTACCAATACCAGCGCCCATTAGGCCAGAGGTAAATCCTTTCTTAATATCACCTGTTCTAGCTGTTTCAATCAGACCAGAAGTTATACCTGTCATTGCAGCAGAACTGCCGGCTAGACCAGTCAACGCGCTTCCTAGCGCCCCAGCTCCTGCCTTAGCGCCAAGAGCAGCAACCCCCTTGGTGAGTAGGGGTTTTGCAATCATGCTTAATATCATGCCTATAAAGGCTTCTGGCTGGCCTGTCATGGGGTTTCTAGGTAACTGACCTCCGGGAATCAAAGAAGCAATTCCTTCAACTTCAGCAGGATTAACGTGCATAAGCATACTGTCGCCATAGCGACCTTGATTGGCTAAATGCTCTGCAATGCCTTCCATCGGATATTGTTGTTGATTCATACTAGCTAGTCTCCACCCCGAACAGGTTGAATGTTAAATTACCATCGCTTCCATACACTGTAACCACATCTGTTTGGTTTAGTGTCATACCAATTACATGAGTATCGGTTGCATTTGCAGCCAATGCTTTGTCATAAAATAAAAATTGTTTGTTATCTGCGCCTGCGCCAGCAACCCTTACCGACACTCGATAAGTAACTCCCGATCCGCTTCTGTTGCAGACAACTAATGAGCTAACTGTTGTTAGTGTTAAGTCTGGAACTGTATATAAGGTAGTTGCTGTTGTGGCAGAAGGAGCAACCTGACCTAATACTTTAAGTACATCTGTCAAGACGCACCCATCAAAAGAAATTGAAATCTACGCATAGCTAAAGATCCATCCTTGTCGCCCTGAGTCTTAGCAAGTTGCACATCATTTTCCATTGTTTGAAATGCCAACTCAATAGTTCTTCTATTAAGTCTTTCGTTTTCGGCATTATATTCTTGTGCGGGTATGGGTAATGGTTCTTGTCTTTGTGATGCCATTATCTTCTACCGTCTGTTCTCATATCTAATCTTAGATCACCAAGCCGCCATCCATACCCAGCTCCAGAGCTTTCAAGCCTAACAATTGAATGCCTTGCTCTTGTCCTAACATCTAGTTGAGTACTGGTATTTGTTACTGTAGATGTTGATAACGTTGAAGCAGTCTCTAAGGGGTAGTTGCTTCCTTTAAGAGTAAGAGCCAGTGACGCTTCTCCAGTGTCACCGCTAAACTTAAAGTCTGGTATTACCCTTCTAATAAATGTAAATACTTCTCCATCGCTTAACTCAAGATCGCCAGACTCTATATATGCTGTCATAGCTGATCCGTCATCATCATGCCCAATCTCATGGTTATACAAGTAGTTTGCATCTGTAGCGGTAACTACAGAGCTTGCTAATGGGTTGTCTCTGGTTGCAGCTCCAATCCAAGCGCCTCTTACTAAGGTGCCAACAGACCACAAGTTTTCTTCATAATTATAGGTGACATAGTTGGTAATTTCTGTATCGCCAGTCCCAATAGGATAAAACCAAGTAACCTCCGAATGAGCATTGTTTTCAGCAGCAAATACTTTATAAGCTTGCCCTAAGTTTATATTGCTAAATACATGATCTAATACGCTGCATCTTAACGGCTGTACTGCACCGTTGTATGTGTAAAAGTTACCTTTATCCATAAAATAGACAACGCCTCTGGCATTTACTGCGGCGTTAGGAGAGACCATAGATATGTCAGTACTTAAGGTAGAAAATTGAAATATAAATGGAGATCCAATAAATCTCATGCTGTGCAAACTAACATCAGTAAACACCAGTATTTCCTGTCTAGACTGAACTGCACCAACAATCCTTGATCCAGAGTTTATTCTAGCGCCACCAGCGGTATTAGTTGCAGTTGGCGTCCAATCTGCTGCACTCTCTTGGTCAGACCATCTAACAAACAAAGGATCTATATTGCTTGATCCTATTGGATTTACACCAAAACAAATAACGTGTTGATCTACATCAGATACTAACACCTGCAACGCAGCAGTTGGGGTATTAGAAGCTCCTCCAAGCGCACTCAAGGCTACTGCCCTATTAGATGTACCAGATGACTCGTCCCAATAAAAAACGCCACCAGCCCTAACATTGAATATTAAATCCTCACCAAAGTTATCTTGGCTATATAACCTAAGCTGGCTAGAAGCACTTAGCGAACTTACAGATCCAAAGGTTCCTTCACCCCAAGATCCAGCGCCCCATCCGGTGCCTTCTACATAAGCATTAAGACCTACGTTAATTTGATAAGCACCAACAGTGCTGCTGCCCCCGTTGCCGCTATCGCTGGCATTTGCAGTAACGGTAGTTCCGCTTGTGTCTTTAGCTACAAATGTAAATGTGTTTGCAGTAGGAACAGAAGCAATCTGATACTCCTGATTAAGTACAGCGGCAGTAACATTACCACCTAACGAAGCTGCATCAGAAAAAGTTACAAAATCATTTATATTTGAGCCGTGGGCAGTATCTGTAGCTGTAATAGTAGAGCTGCCGTTTGTTGCTGCAAATGTCACATCTCCAGCAGATGTTGTAGATCTTATAGGCGTTACGTCATGGTAGCTTGCACCCTGATTAACATAAAACTTTAAATGAGTACCAATGCCTATGTAGCGTATAGATTCTAAAGAAGCCCAGTCATGTAACGATCTACATACACCAAGAAATGTGCTATTAGAATACTTAGTCCATCCGCCTATTTTTTCAGGACGACCTTTTCTAAAGCGTATTTTATCAGAATCAAACCAACCAGCATCTGCTGTATATTCAGTTCCCTCTTTATTAACGCCGGGAGCAAATTGTATTTTAGTTAATGCCATTATCTAGGATAAAGATCCATTATACCGCCACCATAAAATCCGCGACGATATCTGGGATTAGAAGCAAGTTGAGGAGCAAGATGCATTGCGCTTCTATCCATTATTGGCCTTGGGCCTTGATCCATTATACGAGCAGGTTGAGGCGTATTCATTGGGCCTTGAGTAAATCCGCCTTGACGAACTGGTTGTTCAAGGCGAGCAAGACGGTCACGATAAAAAGGCTGAACTCCAAAAGCTGGAGGCTGTGGTTGAGGATACTCAAGGCCAGTAGGGTTTATCTGTCCAAAAGAACCTAACCCCTGAAATATCTGGCCTTGCTGACCCATAAAAGGTGACTGAGGCATATTCATTGGCCCTTGAGTTCTTAGCTGATCAAAACTAGGTCTAGTGCCAAATCCTCCCTGTCCTTGATCAAGCCTAAGATAAGTCTGAGGAGGATTGTTTCCAACAGGCTTAAGCTGGGAATTTCTATTATTATAAAAATCTAAATAACCAGAATAATCTGTAGAAGTATCTTGCCCTCCTGTTGGAGCGCCGGGAATTCCAGTCTCACCAAAATTTTGATTACCTGTCATAGGTTCTTGTCTTATCGCGCCTTGTAAAAGTTTTGAATACTCATAATCTCCTGTAGTTGCTTGTAGTGGAGGAGGCATATTTATTCCAAATCGTGGCCCACCTCTTTGCTTAGAACTCAAATCAACCGCTGGTTGAAACGGTTGAGGCATAAGCCGACCCACGGGGTTATTGCCAACCATTTCAAGTTGTGGTGGTGGAGGAGGGGGATTATTTCCAACCTGACCAAATGGTTGAGGCTGCATTGTTTGCCTGCCAAAAGGATCTTGCGATCTTCCTTTTCCCGGCCCTCCGGGCATCCCTTGAGGCTGCATTGGATATCTTCCTTTCCCCGGCCCTCCATACATAGGGCTTTGCATCATAGGGCTAAACATTGGAGAAAATCCGCCTCCAAAAAAAGAACCTTGCTGACCATAAGGAGAGGGTCTGCCCATGCCCATTACACTTGTCTCCAGTCCATATCTTGAAACATTAAAGATTCAGCCTGTCTTCTTCTTACAAGACCAGCCAAAACTTCTCCTCCAGCCCTGTTCCAACGCTTCATTTCATCAGGAACTCGATCAAATTGACCGCCATTAAGAACTTTTAACATAGTACTTTCACCAAGATTAGTCGGCCCAAGGTTGTAAACCCAAGCAACCAAGGAATCAAACTCATGCTGTTGAAGATCAACCTTTACCATATCGTTAATATAGCCTTCATACTCTTCCATTTCCTGTGAAAGCATAATCTCTGCATCTTCAAATGAACACGTTTGGCCTTCTTCTACGCCTTTTGTATGACCATAACCTATTGTCCATACTCCAACGCTATCTTGATAGGCATCTGTTTCACAGCCTTCAAAGTTTCTTATAAGCTCCAAGCCATCTTCACTTATTTTCATCATCAACCTCATTATCTATTTCTCGGTAATATTTTAATATACTGATTACCTGCCTTAGATATCGTTTAACTTCAGCCATGTTCATTGAAAGATTTTCATAACCTTTCGTAGTAAGCGCATACCATGCATTAGTAGGCGCTTTCCCATCGTTTAAATCATCCAAGTACTCTTGCATTAGTTGCGGATTTAACACCGTCCATTCTACCGGAACAGAGTCTATCTGGTTTGGCAAAGGAGGATGATATGTAGGTGCTTTTTTAACAACAGTAACTACCTCTATTGGTTTAACTTCAGGAATATCTCGGCTTGACCCAAGGACTGAACATCCGCTAACCAGCAGTAGGAGTAGGAATATTAATATCTTCATCAAATTGTGTTTCATCGGTAATAACTTTGAGGTCATTTAGCACTGCCTTTGTACCGCGATTGATAATACCCTCTATTAATTTTGGCTTTCTGATGGACAATACATCCATAGAATGCCGAGAGAACTTTTTTCTGATATCGGTTACCTCGTTC